TGTATCTGTCATATACGGAATACACTGAATTAGGTTATAAAAAGGTTAGTGAAGATGAGTATAATCAATTTGAAATGATTGCTGAAGATACGTTTGATTTTGAAACGGCGGCTTTTTATAAACGCAATGATTTAGAAAAGGATAGTTTTACCTTTAGAAGAAATCAGTTTAAAAGGGCCATGGCAATCCAAATTAATTACATGAAAGAAAGTGGCTTCATGAGTGTGGAGATGCTTAACAACACGCTATCATCCATGTCAATTGGTCGTACCTCGGTATCTAAAGGTGGAAGTCCTAAGAATGGTTCTGACGGATCTAAAACGTCCCTACTTACAAGTGATGCCAGAAACGTTTTATACCATACGGGTTTACTTTATAAAGGAGTTGGCTATGTATGATGGGCATTCCTAAAGTTCCTCGGTCATTTACGCCACATACGGTTCAATACTTTGAGTATTTAGGCGTTGATGATTATGATAAGCCAGCATTTGCTGAACCCATCACGGTTGAACACGTTAGATTTGATGACTCACTTCAATCGTCTTCCAACTTAACGGAACAAACTAGACAGTTTAATGCTGTTTGCTTTGTTTATCGTGACACATCAACACCATTTTTAGATGACTTCACATTACGTTCTAAGCTCATGTTTAACGGTAACGAATATATTATCAAGAATGATATTAAAACGTCGCACCCGTTTAAAGATGAAGTTTGGTCGCATGAATTGGAGGTATTGTAGTGGGAAACGTTAAAGTTGACGTTGATTTCAGCGGTATCAATAAAACGTTTAGTAAAGGTAATACGGATTACGCTCGCTATGTCATGGCCAACCAGATTCATAAAGACATGGAGCCGTTTATCCCCATGGAAAGTGGGGATTTGCGTGACATTTCTTATTTAGATGAAAATTCGAATGTTAATTATACAATGCCTTATGCATCTAGATTGTTCTATCAACAGATGACTAACTATACAACGCCAGGTACTGGCCCACGTTGGGATTTAGTTGCAAAGAGCCTTTATATCAGCGACTGGCAAAAGGTATATGCAAAGGGGTTGCTAAAACATGGCTGGAATTGATTTAAAACAACAAATCTGTAATTTCGTGAATTCTTTAGACGGTAATTTCCATTGTAAATTTGGTGCACTATTAGCTAAAGATTCAATTGTTTTAAACGAAGTTGCAGGTGGACAGACAACACGTGTTTATATGGATGACATTAAGGACATGCGATTGAATTATGAATTTGCTTGCAAGTCTAAAGATATCCAAAAAATTGAATTAGTGCTTAATAAAATAGCTATATCCGTTGACAATCTAAACGATTTACCGAGTGAAAATAATAGTTATGAGTTCGACAATATAAAAACAACATCAATGCCGTTTCCGTCTGCCAAAGACGAGAGCGGTTATTTCATTTACCGCTTATTAATCCAAGCGGAAATTACAACAATCAAAAATTAGGAGAGTGAAATAATGGCAAGACAAAAAAATGCTTTACGTGGTCATTTTATTGCACCATTCGACCCATTGAAACCAACAACGGCACCAGAAGATGTAGACTATGATGAATTAGCTAAGTACATCTCATCAATTGGCGATGATACTGATGAGGAAACAGATGATACACCTATGTACGATGGTGATGGTTCTAAAAATATGGAAGTTACTTCCGTTTCGGGTGCTTACAGTCCAGAAGGATTCTTCGATCCAGAAGACCCTGCGCAAGCACTTATCGCCTCAATGAAATACAAAATCGGGGATGACCGTAAGATTTGGCATAAAGTAGTATCAGCGGATGGCGCAAAACAATGGGTAGGACCTGCAACAGTTACGGATATTATTGCTGGTGCTGGAGATGCTGGTGAATACGAGGACTTCAGTTGCACGATTACGTACAATAAAATCCCCGAAGAAACAGCGGTGACACCCTAATAAGCCTGACCCAACAAGCGTTAAATTAAGTAAAACTAGTTTAACGCTGGGAGTCGGTGCAACGGATAAAACAGTAACAGCATCCGTAGAACCGATTGGCGCTAATCAAGAAATGACTGTTATAAGTGAAGACGTTAAGTTAGCGACTGCAACCCTTGTAGGTGGAGCGGTTCAAGTAGTCGGCGTTGCGATTGGTACCGTTAAAATAACGATCGCAAGTAAAAGTAAACCAACGGTTAAAACGGAATTGTCCGTAACTGTACAAGCAGCAAAATAAATTGGATTAGAAAGGGGCTAGGGTAAAACCTAGCCCTATTTTTTTAGGAGGAATTTAAAAATGACAGTAGTAATTAAACAAAAAGTAACGGTAATCCCAATCGAATTTGAGGGATTAGATGGTAACACAAAACACAAGTTTGAATTTAACGCAACGGATGAAGTTATCAGCAATTTTGATGATTTCATCAAAGAAAGCAACAATGAATTAAAAAAAATTGATAAAAATAGTGAAAAACTATCAGAAGAACAGCAGGCCGCTGAAACGATTAAATTAATCAAAAATGCCATTGATAAAACGTGTGGCGTTGGCGCATTTGATGAGTTGTACGCGGAGTCACCTAGTCAGATTATTATGGTTGGTTATTTCTACTCTATTATCGAGGGATTAAAGGAAGAAATATCTAATTTAGGATTAAATTCAAGCCAAAAAAAACAGGCCGAAAAATATTTAAAATTAAAAAATAAGAACAAAAAATAAACGAGGTGCAGTAGTGATCTCACTTACTAATACAGAAGAAAATGAAATAGAGTATGACGGAATTACGTATAAAGTTGATATATCTTTCAATAATATTATTAATTTAATTAATTTTTGTAAAGAAAACATTACGGATGCCGAAGTTTTTTATGACACTTTTTTTAAAATCGCGATTAATGAAATTCCAGAATTAGAGCTAATTGGCAATGCTGACAAGCACGCTGAATTGGCAAACGGGATTATTGATAACTTCATTTTAATGGAGGGCGAAGAAAAGAAACCAGTTGAACTAGATTTGAAAGGGAATCTACTTCCTAAAAGTAAAACGGCTGAAAATGAAACGGATTACGATCTAAATTATGATTCAGATTTAATTTATTCGGCATTTATGCAAGCTTATCAAATGGATTTAATCGAGGAACAAGGTATTTTAAGTTGGTCGAAGTTTAATGCACTTTTAGGTGGCCTGCCCGATGATACTAGGTTTTCTCAAGTTAGAGAGATAAGAAATAGAGAACTTCCAAAAGGCAAGGGAACGGAAGCCGAAAGAAAAAGTCTTATTAAAGCTAAAAAAGAGGTGGCATTGCCTAAAAAAATAAGAGAGGAGGAGTGAGATGGCTGATGGAACTGTAAAGATTGCAGTCACTGCAGACGAAAAACAAGCGTTAGAATCCTTTAGAAAATTAAAAGCTGGAGCAGATGGTGTTGGTAATTCGTCTGGACCAGGCAAACTAAAAGGAGAAATTGATGCGTTACCAGGCGCTTCAAATCAAGCGACCGTTGGATTTAAAAACATGGTTGGAGCTATGGCGTTAGTGAAGCTTGGAAGTGTTGCATTAGGTGCTGTTAAATCTGGACTAGGCGAGATACTACGCGGATTGAATGAGTCTAGTTCCACATGGCAAACATTTAATGGTAACATGAAAGCTTTTGGTAAAAGCTCACAAGAAATAAATAAAGTTAAAAAGGATTTGCAAAGTTACGCCGAAGCAACAATCTATTCATCCAGTGAGATGGCTAGTACGTATGCACAATTAGCAGCTGTTGGCGTTAAAAATACAACTCAATTGGTTAAAGGTTTTGGTGGACTTGCAGCGGCAGCAGAAAATCCAAAACAAGCTATGAAGTCAATGAGTCAACAAGCAACCCAAATGGCATCTAAACCCAAGGTAGCTTGGGAAGATTTCAAGATTATGTTAGATCAAACCCCGGCAGGAATGTCAGCAGTTGCTAAATCAATGGGGACTGATTTAAAAGGACTTGTTAAAGGAGTGCAAGATGGAACAGTTAAAACAGATGACTTCTTTAAAGCAATTACAAAAGCGGGAAATAGCAAGGCCTTCAGTGACATGGCTACAAAATATAAAACTGTTGGCGATGCAGTCGATGGATTAACAGAAACGTTAACGAATAAACTTCAACCATCGTTTGATAAAATTTCTAAATTAGCTATTGGATGGGTATCTAAATTTACAGATATGATTTCACAGATAGATTTTGGCGGGATTGTAGACGGGGCAATAAATACATTTACAAAATTAGGTGGAGTTATTAAAGTACTAGCACCATTTATATTGCCCGTTGTTGCAGCGATAGGAGCTTTTGCGGGTACTATAATGGTGGTTAATAAAGTTACAAGTGCTATAAACGGAATAAAAGGTGCATTCACAGCACTTAAAGTTGTTTTATCAGCAAATCCATTTGCATTAGTCATTGCCGGTCTAGTGTTGCTAGGAGTGGCATTGTATACGGCTTATCAAAAATCTGAAACATTCAGAAACATTGTAAATGGAATGGGGCAAGCAATTGTTAAAATGGCTGCACCATTAAAACCATTAATCGCTATTCTCGGTAATTTTGGAACGGCAATTGGAATTATGGCAACCATGGTTAAAGGTTATTTTACTGATTTCGGCGGAACGTTCCAAAAAGCAAGAGAATCATTAGTTGATGCTTTTGGTGCTGAGACGGCAGGGAAAATAACTAAAACGATGGTTAGCATTTTAGGTCCGATTAGTGATTTTATATTGATCATCAAAAGTCTCGCAGGAGTTGCAACTGGATCAATAAAAAATATTGATGGCCTTTATGATGCACTTGGTGGTGCAGTGAGTACCGAAGCTACAAAAAAGATAATGGCAGTGGGTGAAGCTATTAAGAATTTTGTAAGTGGACTAGCAAACTTTAAAATACCTGATGGTTTATTTAGTTTGAAATTACTAGTTCCTGTATTAGGTTTATTATTTCCACCATTAAAAATTATTACATTAGCGTTCGGACTTTTATCGCAAGTATTAGGTAACGGAGCAGTTCAAAATGGATTGTCGTCAATTGTAGATGGATTCTCTAAGTTAGGGAGTGGAATATTGGCGGCTGCGCCAGCTATCGGAAATGGTGTTGGTGCCTTAATTGGTGGGATTTTAACTGCGATAGCTGTGGCACTTCCTCAAATAATAGTAGGTGGATTACAGGTTGTTAGCGCGTTAGCCATGGGGATAGCTCAAGGATTGCCTTCGTTAGCCGTGGCAGCATCGGCTTTAATTCTATCTATAACTGGTTCGTTGTTACTACTTATGCCAACGATAATTGCTAGTGGAGCAGCCTTGATTGTTTCATTTATTATGGGATTGACGTCGCAGTTACCAATGATAATTGTTGCTGTTGGACAATTAATCACTACATTTTTACTCGCACTAGCTGGACAAATGCCAGGGATTATATTGGCAGGCCTGACTTTGTTAACCTCGATAATCCAAGGAATAATACAGGGATTACCTCAACTTATCATTGCCGTGGGAACGTTAATAACGACATTTTTAACCGGAATTGCAGGTCAAATGCCGGGTATAGTCGCGGCAGGAATGATGTTACTTATCTCATTTTTACAAGGGATTATCAGTAAGTTACCCAACTTGATAGCAACTGTAGCGAGATTAATAGTAACATTTTTAGATTCTATAACTAGTCATTTACCAGCAATCATAGATAGCGGAGTTAAATTAATATTGGCTTGGCTTTCTGGAATTGCAAAACATTTACCAGATATTATCGCCGGAGCTATGAGTGTAATGATTGCATTCTTACAAGGAATTGCAAGAAAATTACCAGCTCTCATTACCGCTGCTGTTGACGTAGTAGTAGCATTTTTAAATGGGATTGCTAGCAACTTGGGTAGAATTATTACTGCAGGTGTCAACATTGTAGTTGCCCTAATTGAAGGAATCGCAAATAATGTTTCTAAAGTTGTAAAAGCAGTTTTTGATTTAATGGGATCTATAGCTGAGGCGGTAGGTCACTCACCAAAAGAAATGGTAGATGTTGGTGTGCAATTTGTTAAAGGATTTATTAATGGAATTGGAGAGATGGTCGGAGATGCCGTTAATGCGGCTGCCAATATGGCGAAAAAAGCTCTTGAATCTGTTAAAGGCTTTTTAGGTATCCATAGCCCTTCAAGAGAAATGGCAGCATTAGGTCGTTTTACAGGGCAGGGATTTGCTAATGGTATTACTGGCATGATTGGAACTGTTGGTAAAGCATCAGACAAGCTAGCTAGTGCAGCACTGATTGATACTAAAAGAATGAATCTAGACAACGTTTCTATGCCAGCGCTTGAAGGCTTCCGAAATGGAACTATTACGGCTGAAACTATGTTATCTGGTTCACAAGCCGGAAAAGGTGTAAATTATTCTACCTATAATTCTAAGGTGAATAATACGACGAATAATGTCACTTCTGAAAATATTAGTAAAATGGTAGATAAGATTGTTGCAAGTAATGAACGCGTAATGGGCCAACTTAAAAACTTATCTAGTAACAATCAAACCGCTATTTATCTAGATGGTGATAAAGTATCTAGAAATACGAGTGAACGCCAAGCGGCTGATTATAGATCATTAAGTTACCTGGAAGGGGGAATCTAATGTCTTCGAAGTATTGGGTAAAAGCGATAATTAAGGGCAAAGAATTTAATTTAACAGATTTGTTGAGTTTAGATTTAATTGAAGTTGACTTATCAAGTCCCAGCTATTCAAGTAACAATATTTCAAGAAATGGAGTAGATGGTGAATTGCCGATAGATGGGAGCTATGCACCGCTTAAATTAGATATTAAATTCAAGTTGAAAGCACACGATAATTATGATTATCACATGATTTTAAGAGAAGCAAATGATATTTTGTGCGGTAATATTCCTTACTACGTCTCTCACGAAAAGAGTCCTGGCATTATTTACGCCGTGGATAGTTGTGACATTTCAAGAAGTAGAACAAGCGCGAATCGTGCAGATGTTACTTTAAGTTTCAATGTCTATAAAGGTTTTTCGGAGTCTCTGGGAACAACGTTAGATATGTTCACATATGATGCCGAGAAGTGGCAAATCGGTCAGAATTTACCGAATGGCGAAGACTTACAATATGTCTTTCAACGAAATTCTTTTTCTGTTTATAATGCCTCTTCATTTGAGGTTAATCCACTTATGGGTCACCAATTTGATATCGCCTTGACGTGCGACGGGATACCGACAATTAGAAACATAACTAACGGCAGTTCGATTAGTTTAAAAAAACAAGTCACAAAATCAAACGTCTTTTTAGTAAATGGTGTTTATCCTTATTTAGATAATCAGCGATGTGGACGGGATACAAACCATGGGATTGTGAAACTGGAACCAGGGTGGAATAAGTTTGAAATTACAGGTGCCACAAATAGCAACGTAGCGTTTAATTTCCGTTATATGTATAGGTAGGTGTGAGAATGGATTATTTAATTATTACTGATCATAAACATGAATACGAAGAAATCATGACGGGGATTGATTACGGTAGTTTTTCGTACGATTATGAAAAAAATAGTAAGCGAACGATTGCGTTTACGATGTATCGAACCGAACAAAGTGAACTACCGTATGCGTTGACTGTTAATGAATCAGAAATCACGTATCACGATCAAACGTTTATCATTAAAACGGTAGATGAAACACAAAGTGGCAACGTTATTTCGAAAGCGGTTGTTGCTTATCATGTGATGTTTAGCGTTCAAGATTGGGTCATTGATAAAAAGAATGAAGGAACCAAAACCTATTCAATTAACGATGTTGCTAATTTTTGTTTGAAAGATAATGGATTAGGCTTCGCATTTGCCTTTTCAGGGACTTTTTCGAAAGTTCAAATTGAGAACTTGGGCGAAATCAACGGTATGGCAACACTTAATTTAATAGCTGATAAATTCGGTGCCATCTATTTTGCAGACAATAAACTGATTACTTTTTACACAGAAGAAACGTTTTATGTGCCAGCTGAAAAGACATTCAGATACCAATACAATACGAATGATGTAAAAGTGGCCACAGATTCGACAACACTGAAAACGTACATTCACGCTTATGGGAAAGCTAAAGATGATAACAAAGGGTATTTTGCGGAGGTAATCTACAAATCACCATTTATAAATGAGTTGGGAACGCGTATGGCTGACCCGATTCATGATGATCGTTTCACAGACGTAAAGACGTTAACAGACTATGCGAAATCGCAGTTACAAGATGTGCCGGAAACGTCATTGACGCTTAATTACACGCAAACAGAAGAAATTAATGAGCGTGAATTATGGTACTTCATTCATGAAAAAATGGGTTACGAAACAGATGTAAAGTTGGTTAGCTTAAATAAAGGTCATGAGTTCGCTTATCGTGTGCCAACATTAACGTTTAATAATTCAAAAAAAGATATGGTTCGCATCCAACGCAGTATAGCTTCGAACATGAAGAATCAAGTCAAAAAATTGGATAACGTGTCAAAAAATATTCAGATTTCATTTGATAGTCGAATCTTAAGAGAGGTGGTGGGGACGGTTGACTGATATTGCGCAACTAAAAGGAAATGATGGTGTTGGTTTTTACGTTAGGACACACGTTGACGGGATTGTTGGATTAGATGACTATTTAATTGGTAAGATGCCTGTGCTTGAAGTTGTTACAGATTCGAATGACGGCTTAATGAGCAAAGAGATGTGGGTCAAATTTAAATCGTTAGAACTATACGAAGCGGCCACCGTCCTAAAAGATGGCTTAATGTCAAAGGATGACAAACTTAAAATGAACAAAATAAATGCTGAATCGCTGGAGATTAATTCTCCAAACGGGACAGTATTTTTGATTACCGTTGGAAATGACGGGAAACTATTAACGAGTAAAAAGGAGATTATAAAATAATGGCATTGGTAGAAAAAGAAGGAAGTCCGCTTCAAAATCGTGATTTTAGAAACCATATAAATCGAAATTGGGATGCTTTAAATGAATATGAAAAAAATGTGGCAATGCAGTTTGTTCAGTTTTTAAATGACCCACCTAAATCAACTGTAGATGAGATTACGCAAGCAAGAATCGATGCAAGCGGAACGGAGTATCCAACAATGAAACCCCGCATAGATGCCGTCCAACGTGTGGCCAATGCTGCGTATTCAGCCGTTTTAAATAAAGCTGATAAAGATTACATCGATAAATATTTAGCACAAATCAACTATATGCCTGAGACGGTCGCTAGCTTGACAGAATTAAAGTCGAAATATCCTAATGGAAATCCTGGGCTGTTTATAACAGCTGATAATGGGCACAAATATATTTGGTCAGAAAGTGTATGGAAAGATGCGGGAGTGTATCAGGCACAAGGGATTGGGGCTGAAAGTATTGATTGGCAAATGATTCGGCAGCCGCTTACAAAAGCAACAATTATTCTTGGTGAAATAATGATTGATACAATGAGCAAAACAATCAATGCAACTGATGATTTAGCTTTAGATGTTAATTTTAATTACATTTATCCGAACAAACAATCAACACTGGTTATTCCCACATCAAATGAGCCACTTTATTATTCAGTAAATCGGGTTTCTTTAGAATTCTCACTAAAACCAATTTCAGAGACAAAGAAATCAACTAATAACGAGGTCTTAATCGGCGTGTTATATGGCGGTGTTTTCTACGCAAGCGGAGATAAAAGCAATCAGCATATTAATTATATTGGTCAAAAATATAGACCAAATCGTAAAAATGGAGAGTTAGTATTTGGCGATTTTAAAGTAAATTACGCTGAAAATACAATAACTTCATCAGACAATTCTATTTTTGCTTGCAATGGTCAATTGAAAAAAAGTGAAAAAAATCTATCCACTAAATTACCAGGGAACAGTGATGATGTGATTATTTTTGTCTACTATGACTTTTTAAATGATAAGTTAGTTTCTGTTGCGTCAGCTGACTTTTTAAATACAAATCTTTGGTATTTATTCTCAATTTATCGTGGCGAAATATTTGATACCGATAGTAAACATATAACTTTTATTGATAGAAATAAATTAGATGAACGTCAACCAGAAACGAGTCTAATGTTATTTAATGATACATTCAAAGTTACTTTAAATGAAAAATCAGAAAAAGGGACAGCACATTTTCCAAAAGGAACTTGCTTCTATATTAATTCAAATGGTTATTATATTAGAATTATTAACGAAACAACTTTAGAATATGATGATCCGCAAAGTGAAGTTAATGTAAATGGGCTTTTGACATTTTTCTTTAAACCTAGTGACGGTTCAGTTTATGAGTCTCATTTCAAAAAAAATTATAACGATATCAGTCTTTTTTCAATTTACGGTGGAAAAGTATACGGTGTTAATCATAAAGGCTTTATTTTTAATGGTATTGAAGATGGCGGTTGGTTCAATACAAATACAACTTCTGCAAAAAACCTATTATTTTTAGGTGACTCAATTATGCAGGGCTGGGATGGCGGAAAAACAGAACCACATAATATTCCATGGCACTTTAGTTCTCAATTGGGTTTTACGTTCCAAAAAAATAGTGCAGTTGGTGGTGCAACGATATCAGATTCAAGCAATAGTTTAGTAACGCAAATAAAAAATGCTGATTTATTAAACGTTGATTATTTAATATTTAATGGTGGAACCAATGATTATTCAAATAATATTACTTTAGAAAATTTTGAATCAGGATTTAGATATATAGCAACAACGGTATATTCTAAAAATGAAAAAACTCAAATTTATTATATTCCGCCTTTTTTCAGAAGCTGTAATGCTGCTCGAGATAAAAAAGAGAATGGGTATCTTTCTAAAAATGCTATCGGGTTTACTTTACTTGATTATCTAAAAAGAGCAACTGAATTGTGTGAAGAATACGGTATTCCATTTTACGAGAGCAATAAAAATACAGGTTGGAATATGACAACGGAAGCCACTCATTTGGGTGATATGCTTCACCCTAGCGAGCTTGGCTATGAAGTTATTGGAAATAAAATAACTAGTGATTTTGACAGCAAAATTTAGTGTAAATTAACCAAAAGGAGGTGACTGGATGGATAAAGACAGAGAAGTAGTTGACCGTTTAGCTCGTATTGAAACGAAAATTGATGGTTTCAATAGAGTTGAAACTAAGGCTGACGACGCAGCAAACACTGCTGATAAAGCATATATGATTGCAAATGAGAATAAAAAACAAATTATAGAAATTAAAGAAAATAATAAATGGATTTGGGGTTTCGTTATTACCTTTGCATTAGCTTTAATGACAGGATTTTTAACACATACGCTTTAGGAGACATCTTGAAATAAGAGGTGTCTATTTTCATACGAAAAATAGGAGGAAACGCATGAAAAATATCAACGTAAATTGGCATTCAAAAGCACTATGGGCAGCGTTAACCAGTTTGTTCATCGTTTTAATCCAACAAGTATTCGCATTATTTGGCTTATCGTTACCCGAAGGATTCGAAAGCCAAGTAGGTGGACTGATTAACACGCTATTAACTATTGGTGGATTATTTGGGATTATTTACGACACAAATAAAAAGGAGATTATAAATGAAGATTAAAATTAAATATGCAAAAATTATGGCTACCCTGACGGTGGCCTTTTCTTTTGGCTTAATTTACACAAACCAAGCTGAGGCTTATTCAGTTAATACAACCTATCAACTGGCAGGTAATCAAGGAGATATGCGTGTCGCTAAGCGAAACGTCATTATTGCGCATGACGTAGGCAATCCCCAAACACTTGGATTAAACAATGCGATATTTATGAATCGAACATTCAATTCGGCCTATACGCATTTCGTAATCGATGGCGATACTGCATATAAAGTTGGGACACCAGGATTTGTCGCGTGGGGCGCAGGAAGTTGGGCAAATGAAAATAGTCCAGCGCAGATTGAGATTGATAACTCGTACGATCCTGTCCATTTTGCGAAGAGTTACAAAACGTACATCGATTTAATTCGTGATATGGCTAAAAAATATGGAATTGATTTAACGCTGGATAGCTCAAACCTATACGCCGGCGTTAAAACACATGCGTGGATTACTGCCAACATCTGGGGTGACCACATGGATCCATATGATTATTTGGCAAGTATGGGTGTATCAAAAGCTAAATTTGCGAATGATATCAAGAATGGAATTGGGTCAGTTACAACACCAGGTAAACCAGAAATCACTAATCCGGTAGCTCCTGCGAAACCTAGCACAAACGGGACATTTAAAGATGGACAGTATACCATCACGAAAGAAACGGGGACATTCTATCCTGATAGAGCCTTATCAATTTACGAGTATCCAGGTATCAGTAACACTGGCGTGAAATATTATAAAGGTGAGTCAGTCAAGTATGTTGGTTACGTTAGAAATGGCGGCTATTTATATGTTGCCTACCATCCAGCGTTCAATGAAAGATTAACTTATTATGTCGCTTGTCGAGATAACGGAGAAGCATTAGGAAAATTTAAATAGAGTAAATTAAAAGCCTATCTCTTAGTTGAGGTAGGCTTATTTTTGTGTCTTATTTTAATTAGTTATCTAGATTTTTTAATAGTTTATCAGCTACTTTTTTGCGTGCAGCGGCAGCCTCTTTAATAGAGGAAAAGGTCCCGATTCTAGTCCGTTTTCCTTTAATGTTAATTTCAGCGGCATAGTGGATTGAGCCATCACGGTAGGTTACTCGTTTAACACCGGTGAATCCGGTAGCGTTATCGGTTCTTATTTTTCTATTGGAATCTAGTAGAAAGACTGCAATACCATTCTGTTTTTTATTCTGGTAACCTTCACGCAAACCAGTATGATTAACATCACGTTTTAGATGGCCACAGCTAATCGTGTAACCACCGGTTAATTTATTACTCCCAACCGTAGTAGTATTGCCACACGAGCACTGACAGAACCAACCAGAGTGGCCACCAATGTTTTTAGCCCGTTTAATAACGGTTAACTCGCCGAAAATTTTACCTGTTAAATCGTTTAATTTTGGCATTACAATACGCTGTTCTGTTTTTCTAATAAGCTTAATAAATCTGACGCTTTCATCGTTTCTTTCATTTCGCCAACTTTTAATGGGAATGCTGCAGATTCTCCGGGATCCAAATCTAAATCGCTGAAATCATAATCAGTGTAGAATCTAATTCCATCAATTTCGTGTGAGATGGCATATAGCTCAAAATTATTAAATTCTAAAATATCTTTTTTTAGTTCGGCAATTAATTTTGATGAGTCATAACTAATGTTCATTTTTTAATCATCCCTTTTTTTAAGTATTCGATTCCTTCTATTGTAATGATGAACTCTCTGCCTATCTTCCTGCACGATCCAGGTAAAAAGCGGTTAGGGTACTTGGCGTATAATTGCCTGATATAATTTCCTGATTTACCTAGCATCTCAGATGCGTCTTTACCAGAATATAAATTATCTAAATCCATAATAACATCTTGCTCCTTCTTGTTAAAATTTACCGTTGTCGTGGTCAGCAACGCGCTCCGTTACGGTTACATAAGCTGTCTTATCAAAGTCGAACACTTCGCTACCTTGATATTTTTTTCTGATTGCTTGTAATTCGAGTGCTTCTTTAACGACTGAAGTGGGAACCTGCGTGTTGTAGATACTAACGCTGTTAAGGTCTCCGCCGTTTTTGTACCAGTCAGAATGTGAGTTTTTTGTTTTGATTGTTGATAACTCGCCGTTAAAATCAGCGTTATTAATGATGTCTTTAAGGACTAAGGCTCTAGCTGTATCTTCTTCAATACTTTCTTCAAGTTTTGAAATTCTAGCAAACTCATTTTCTGCAAGGATTGCATTATCAACAGAGTAGCTATCATCTTGTTTACTTAATTTGCCTTTGTTGGTGAATTTAGAAAAAGTTAACGTTGTGTTGAAATCTTCGACGAATGGTGCAGCTTGAAGGTTTTTTCTTGCTTCTTCAATAGTAGTATTACTATTTATTAAAAAGTATTTTGTTCTAACGAGACGGTTATTAACGTCTCTCATTCTGTAGTATTCAACTTTTAGTGTTATGTTTTTAATAATCATTTTAATTTCTCCTTTAAGTAGACGTTAACGTCTATTGCTTATATACTTATAATATACGTTAACGTATATAAATGCAAGCATTAATTTACAATAAAAAATAAAAAAGCACAAAAAAAGCGCAAAAAGTTTTCACCATCCTATGCTTTTTAGTGCTTTCTCAGGTAAAACAAAAAACAGGAACGCCCGTTTAAAGGCATTCCTGTTTTTTTAAATCGTTCTAATGTGACTATTAATGACTTGGGTGAAATATTCATTACGTCCGTGCGGCCGAGTAAGTAGTCGGTTGAAACGTTTAATACATTAGCAACTTTTTCCAGGTTATCGGCCTTCGGATTGCTACGATCCCACGAATATATTGATTTTTCTGCCAATCCGGCTTTAACGGCCGTTTCAGATAACGAGAAACCACGTTTTTTTGCAGTTAGTTTTGTTCTTTCAAGTAGATTCAAAGTCGTATTCCCATTCTTTCCACAAGATTAAGTACGAAAGTTTCATATTTAGTTTGACAAGTATGGAACTTTCATCTATACTGAATCTTGTAAGTAATTGTATAAAACTTACTAAGTAATTAACAAAGGAGGTGACAACATGACAGAAAAAATGATTATCGATGCGGCTAAAGAATTTATAAAACGGGTTGATAACGAACTTACAGATCGTGATATGAATAGAAGAGAATTAGCATCAAAAATCGGATATTCTCAGGCATTGTTAAGTAATGCGATTAACTCATACTCGCTTAATAAATCATCGCGTGAGATTCGTAAAAAAGTACGAGAATATCTGAATATTGAGGATTAGAAAATAAACTTATAGGAGAATTCAAAATGACACAAGAAGTGCAGGTGTTTGACAATCTTAAAGTAAAACAAGAAAACGGACAGGTATTGTTCGATGCAGAAGATGCGGCGATTGGATTAGGAATTTCACAATTTGCTAAAAGTGGAAATGAAAGTGTTCGTTGGGAACGAATTAATAAATATTTAAGCATCCCCACAAGTGGGGACAAAATTAAATCTGGTGATTTTATAACTGAACCACAGTTCTATAAGTTAGCGATTAAAGCTAATAACGAAACGGCTGAGAAGTTTCAAGATTGGGTAACCGAAGAAGTACTTCCTTCAATTAGAAAAAATGGTGCATATCTAACATCTAAGAAAATTGAAGAAGTATTACTTAATCCGGATACTATTATCAAATTGGCCACTAATCTTAAACAAGAGCGTCAGAATAATGCCGTACTCTCGCAACAAGTAAACGAGTTGAAACCTAAAGCAGATTATACCGATATTGTCTTAGCT